ATCATCATCTAAGCCAAGTTGTTCTTTGATATTTTTTGGGGTTTTACCACCATCCTCAAAATAATTTCTAACATGAGAAATTAAATTGGGATCTTTTTTCATTGCATTGAGAATTGGAACGTATGGTTCAAGATTTTTTAACTCTGAATTTAATCTACGAGCTTCATTACTTGAATCATTATATCTTTTTTCCCAATTATGTCCTTCTTCTGAACCTTCTTGAGGGCTTGTTTCCAAGGTTGACTCAGGTTGCATTTGTTGGACATTTTCTGCTGTGGCTTCTTCAGGCTCCAGTATACCTTGATTTACCTTTCGGTCAAGAGCTTCAAAAAAATCGTCAGCGTTTGGACTTGTACTTTCATCAGGGCTATCAGCAGGGAACATTTCCTCAGATAGGTTGTCTGTTTTAGTTTCAGTCATTTTTACTCCTTAATTTATAATACAACACAACAATAAGTAAACTAGTTTGTCATTTGCTTTTTCTTAGCATCAGCAACTGCCATTCCAAGTTCTTTTATTTTTGCAGTAGTATCATTTTTTAGTTTATCACGAAGCATGCTTTGTGCAGCTTCGGTATCAAGTAAGTCTTTTTGTATTTTCATATTAGCATTTTGTACTTTAGTATTTATTCCAGATTGTACAAGTTGCCTTTCTAAAGTTTCAATAGCACCTTCTCTATCTGTAAGAACTCCTTGCAATTGTTCAATTTGATTTCTTAATTGCATATATACACTTTTTCTTTTAATAATAGATTCTTTATTTCGTATATCAGTTTCAGCTATCATAGCTATATCATCTATTAATCCAGATTGATACCATTTAAAATATTCTTCTAATAATGCCCATCTATTTAATGGTAATGTAGAACCTCCTATAATTCTTACATCAAAAGCAGCAGTGGCATAATCATTCCATTTTCTAATAGCTTTTCCATAATCATTAAATATTGGAACATTAATTTCTATTGATCTTTCTTCATCTATATTATTTGGATTAACTATTCTAAATACTTTATGTGCTTGATATGTATGTTGAGCAAAATCTTTAAATATTTTTCCTAAATGTTCTAGGGAAGGTTCTATAATATTTTGCATCCAAGATTTTATTCTTCTTGTTCCATATTCATCCATAGCTAATAAACCACGATAAGTTTCTGGAGAAGAACCAGTATCTCCTTGCATTGATGAATAAATTCCAGATGTATACTCCATATCTCTTTTAGCATTTTCAGTAATACCATAAAAAGCTGAATTTAGTGGAAGGGGTTGAACTGGTGATGGTGGAGCAAATCCTTGTCTATATTTTAACAAAGCACCTGGTGAAGATGAATATTTTTCCCATTCTTCTTCTGGAACAGATCCTTCTTCATACATCCATCTTAAATTAGATGCTAAATTTGCATTGTGAATCATAATTTGATGGGCTTTATTTAATTCTTTTTGTTTACCAACTAAAGGAGATACCGCTCCTAATGCAAATGGAGTTCCTGTGTGTTGATATACAAATGGAACTATTGGATATTCTTTAACTGGTAAAATACTATTATGTAAAATTTTATCTCCAGCTACAATACAAAACTTAACCCTATTTTCGTAAAACTTTATTGCATCAACGACATTAGCTATTAAATTAGGATCTTCTTTCATTATATTGTATTCAAATTCTGTTATAACTCTATTTTCTACTTTAGATTTTGCATCTGCTAATTGACTTTTTATAACAGTTTTTCTCTGCTCTAATTCAGCTTCCATTGCTTTTTGAGACTTTTCTATTTCTAGTAAAGCTCTTTCTTCTATCATTTCTCCTTGCTCTACCATTTGAGATAATTTTAATTTTGATTCTTCAAGTTCTACAAACATTTCTTTAGCTAATGCTTCTACTGAATCATTTGCATCTTTTTCAATTTGAGCCATTTGCTCTGGAGAAGGAGGTCTATTAATAAATAAATTAATATAAGCTATTTTTTCTTTAAAATAAGCTTCGTAGTAATCTACTATTTCATCATTTTCGCCTTCTTTAGTATATGCAGAATTTTTTACATCAGAATTAAATATTATTTCAGTATCAGTTATATCCCTTTCGCTATAATTATCATTTGTTAATTGATTAGATTGAATATTTTTTATTTTTCTTTTATCATCTGGAAACAATCTCATTAATTGTTCTTTAGGTATATCTTTTTTAACAATCACATAACTAGCGTCTCTAAATAAAAAATCTCTAGAAGTTGGATCTACATAAACATCAAATGGATTAACTGAGTTAAATATAACTTCACCCATTCCCCTATCTTGATCTGGATCTACATCTACTTGCAAGTAACCAATTCCTTTTACTAAAGCATCTTGAATAACACTTGAGTAAATACTATTTCCATTTGAATTGCTCCAACAATAATCTGCAATATCAGCATGCACAGCAGCTACATCTGAATCGCTCCCATCAGCTCCCACAGCTTGCCATTTAGGATTATTTGCAGTCGCAAAAAATTTCATCATTTCAATTACTGGAGTAATTCTATTAATAACAAAATCTGGCATACCAGCTGATTGCAAATTATCTTTTTCAGATGCTGTTAATTGTTCTCCAAGAAAAAATTCATAATTTTTTTGTGCATCATGTTGCCATTTAGCTCTTTCAGTAGAATTTGCTTTTGTAAATAAATTTACAATATTATCTACTTCTTTTTTAGATTGTCTTGCCATTATTCCCTTATTTCTACATGGACTAAATCGTCAAATGCGTTATCTTTAATTTCGCCATCTGAATCCCAATCGCCGCCCCAACGAATTTTTAGTCCTAATTGATGTCCTATACCTCTTAACATTCCACCCATATAATGAAATCGTTCTCTATCTTCCCAATCTATCGGGTAAGGAGCGAGGTCAACAGCTTTTCCTTCTAGATGTTTGGAATACTTAGTTTTAGTTTTCCCTTGTGCTAATAATTGCTCCTGCCGCTCCTTACTCCGAAGTCCTTCTATAATCGTAACATCCATTATTTTAATTAACTCGTTAAGAACATTTACTAATTTAGCATCTACGCCTTTTAGTCGGTCTTTACTTCTTTTACCAAATTTAGGCATATTTTATTTATATTTTTTTTGAGACATTAAAGTGTCTAATTTTTTAGGAGCAAATGATTTACCTTTTGGCATAAAAGATTGCCAATATGAATGTTTTGGCCCCCCTACATCTATTTCAGTAGAACCCATTTTAGATCTTGTTTCCAAAGATGATTTACCCATGCTTTTGGGATTTTCAATATTGTGTGTACTTTTTCCAGCCATTATGCGACCATCCAATTTTTTGCTTTTCTTTTTGGCTTAAACCACTTTCTTTTGCCTTTATCTTTCTTCATGTTTGGTGGAAAAGCATGAATTTGTGCGTAATAAAGACTCTCTATTGTGTCATCGTGAGCCATTTTGGGGCCAAAAGTAAGGATTTCGTTTATTAAATCAAACATATTTTTCCTTAAATGTACTGTTCCAGTACTAAATCGGGCAGAAAGTCCACTATAAATACGATTTCTTTTCTGTGTTCCGCCTGGTTTTTGTGGAATTACAGAAATATCATACTTATTTAATCTTCTTCTTTCATCATTCATAGCTTGGAATATACTCCTATTCATAGCAACATCTTCAACTGTAGATGACATACAATTATATTTTTCATGTAATTCTAAAATAATATCTACCACTCCCTTTTTTCCAATAATTTCATTTGTTTCTGGATTCTTAGATCCAATAGTGGGAATGCTTCGATGCCTTTCATATTCTAATACATATAATTCATTATTACCATCAATAGCTATTACAGTTATTACAGAAAAATCACTATGCTTAGTATCAATATCTGTGGCTGGGTCACATCCTATGAATGTATTAACTGGTAAATCATTTCCATCTTTTACAATATAATTTATTCCATCTTCATGTTTATAGTAACCTTCCCAATATTTTATATGCTCTCTTCTCCATATTGAATCTTCTTCACTCATAACTTCCATCATATATTCTTGATAAAATTTTTGAGGTTGGCCTGAATCAGCGTAGAATTTTTTCTTTTCTTGTATTTTTGAATAAGGAAACCATCCTTCCCATAGGGGAGTTTTTTCATCTATAAGAGCTTTATAAGTAATAACTTTCCAAGCAAACTCTTTATCTTTCCCATCTTTCTTTGCTTTAGCAAAGCTATTTAAAAGATTATTTATAAAAGAATCATAATGAACGGGAGTACCATTTACTCTTAATCTTCCAGTGTGAGGTTCAATAGCAGGGTAAACAACTGCAGTAACGAGATTAGCATTTTTATCTCGAGCTTCTTTTGTAATTGTATTTGCTTCGTGTTCAAAATCATCAAGTACAATAAGGTCATATCTTTTATGTAATTTTGCACCACCTCTAATACCAGCTACATTACTTTTACTAATAAGCTTACATCCGTTGGATAATTCTATATCTTCTTCAGTCCATTTTTTTCCTTTCATTTGGCCAAAGTAATATTTTATAGATTCGTTATTTTCTAAATGATATTTAATATAATCCATATTACCTACACTAAGTTTTTGTGTAGCGGATACCCACGCATAAAATAAAAAATTATCTTTAGTTGCAAATACGAAATCTTTTATAATTGAGGCTTTTGTTAAAACAGTTTTACCATGGCCTCTAGGTACTATAATTGCAGTTTGTTTTACTTCTTTATCGTCAATTGCATCTGCAATTTCATAATGGAAGAAAGGAGTTTCGCTTCGCA